ATTCTTCGTCGCTCACACGCATCATCTCTTTTCTGATGTTCTTTCTATGTTTTCTAAATTTATTCATAAGTTTCAATTTTGATGATCTTCTTTTCATTCTTTTACGCCTCTTTGATTTCTCTGAATAATAATCTGAATTATCTATTTCGTCTTGAACGGCATTGATGAAACTATCATCAACCTCGTCATCGGTCCATCCATCAAATTCTCCTTGTTTATAATCAAAAGCATAGTCGTTAGCAACTCTTTCGTATATGGATCGATATTCATCATCAAAATTACTCTCTCCAGTACGAATAAATTCTGCTTCTAATTCTTGCATACTCATTTCAGAATAATCCTTTTGTATATTTCTAAACTTATGTTTTAATCTATTATTTCTTAATCTATTTTTCATTTTTCTAAACCTCTTATTCTTTTTTGATTTATATACGTGTGATTCTGCTTCTTCCATACTAATTTCAAAACGGCTCATTAACAATTCTATTATCTCTTCAGCAGATAATCCTTCTTCATCTAATTCATTAACAACCGCTTCTATCTCGTCATAGGCAGTTTCATAATCCTCTCCTAATTCATAATCCTTTTTGATATTTCTAAACCTTCTTTTCATTTTACGCATCTTCGATTTATACGTTTCTATATCCTCTTCCGTTAATTGATCCCTTAATATATATGAACCACCCATATCAAAGAAAATTGGGTTTGTTAATGCATCTCGCAATACCACATTCAATTCTTCTCTTTCATAATCCGCTTCGTCAGGATCATCGTGAAATGACATCATATAATATTCTACCAATTTCTCTTCAATCTTATTATACGGCATTCCACTCTCATCGTTATTTAATAGTCCTTTAACAAATTCAGTCACCTCATTAACACCCGCTTCCTGACCATATAAACTAAATGTAACTTTACTTTTTCTTACATTTCTAAACTTACGTTTTAATCTATTATTTCTTAATCTATTTTTCATTTTTCTAAACCTCTTCGATTTAATCGGTTTTTTAATTTTCATTTTTTCTACATCCTCAGTTAGATACCACAAATCCCAACTTCCATAATACTTAGGATCGGATAACGCTTCTCTTACCATCTCTTTTAAATCCTGTTTAGTAAAATGACCGTGATATATGTTATAATCAATATTATCATCATAATGTATTATAATATACATTATTTCGTCTTCGTCAATCCCATTTTCAGGATCATTGTCTTCGTCTGCAAATATATCTGCTACATATTCATTAATCTCTGCTTGAGTTGGTAGCGGTTGTGGTGTTCCAAATCTATCTTTTCTTAGTTTATTCTTTCTAATTCTATTTTTCATTCTTTTACGCCTCTTATAGGTTTCAAAATCTAATTCATCAATTATCATTTTATCAACAGATTCACCTGATGAATTAACTAAAACAATGGAATCTATAACATCAACGCCCCTTTGTACATCCCACAATTCATATATTTGTTCTCGTGTTGCGGATTTCATTCCCTCAAACATACGTGTCATCAGACTTTCTTCACCATCAAAATCACCAGCAAAATTTTTATTGATCCAATTTCCTTGTATGTATGCCCATATTGACCAGTTTCCATCTGAACGGGGTTTAATATCTCCTTTTCGCATATTCCTAAACTTTCTTTTCTTTAATCTATTTCTTAATTTGGTTTTTCTTTTTCTAAACCTCTTTGATTTGCCAGGTGGTATCATGCCTCTAAAAGATTGTATGTGCACGGTTAAATTGACATATTCTTCATTTGTTAAGTTCTCATCCGCTTCTATAATAGCTGACAACTTATCTAGATCTTCTAAAGTATCAACATTTTCAATCATATCAATATATTGTGAGAAAGTTTTTCCTTTCTTTACATTTCTAAACTTTCTTTTCTTTAATCTATTTCTTAATTTGTTTTTGAATAACCATCCATCTGGCATAGAACTTAATCCGTTTTTCCTTCTGCCTGAATCTATAATTTCTGTCATTGATTTTTCGTTTTGGTATCTATCCCATAAACTATGTATCTCTTTTATTACATCTTCACGAGTAATTCCCTGCCATCCATAATCTGAAGATGTATCATCAAAATAACCATCCACTTCGTAATCTTTCCTTTTCTTTGATTTAATCGGTTTTTTAGTTTTCATATTATCACTTCTTTTATTCTTCCTATCATACCCTTCCAATTTAACTGGTCCTTTAACTGGCTTTCTAAAACCTATCTGTTCCAATAAGGATAAAGGGTCATCAGTCGTCACTTTTAACACTCTTTTCTTAGTGTTTTTAGCAGTTTTATCTTCTTTTTTATCTGATTTGGCTATCAATGAATGTCCTTGCATCGTCGCTAGCGGATTGGCTGGATCATTCACAACGCTAGTTTCGTATTGTTCAAATCCCGTTAATTGCGGAACTGATTGATTATCTAATATGACATTGCTCACGCCCTTATCATTCATTAAACCGCCAACTGACATCCCTTTACGCTCTCCTTCTTTTATCTTATTCCAAATTGTATCTAAGTATTTCGTGCCTGAATATATCTTATTTAATTGTAGAATTCCATCTACATTTTCGTCTGGTATTTTCATCACTTTCCAAGCAAGAGTTTTACCGATTATCGTGTTTGAATGAGAATCTATTATTCCTGCTCCCCTTGTCATTATTTCTTCTTGTTGTTTCTTAGCGGTTTCCAATGAAATTATCTCGCCATCGCTATCTTTCACGGGGGCAGATGAAAAAGCAAAGAAAACTCTGTCATCGTAATTCTTCACGATATTCCCTATGTCTGTTAAAGTTTTAGCATTCATAAAATCTTTAATCAGCTTAGAATGATCCTTGTTCGGATCTTTCCCTTTCTTGAATTTAGAAATCCCTAGAATTTTTTTGAACGTCATATAATGCCATATTATCTATAAGAATTGATTTATTAAGTTTTTTAATGTCTTTTTAAATGATTTATAGAAATTCTTAATTTTTGTAGCGGTAGTAGTAAATTCTGCGTCTGGTTGTGGATGCTTTATCCAATTTGCAATCCACCATCCCTGAGCGTCTTAGTTTCGTCAGGTTTATATCTACACTCGTCTTCCTTATCGTATGATACGGATAAATCTCCCTAGCAGAAAACCATCTATCTTTGTTCTGTTTAAGGAAATTGATAATGCTATTTTGCGACATCTACTCAACCTCCCAATCAAAATCGCTTTTAACTTTTTCTAATGAATGTTGCACGAACGGATATGGTTCAATACCACGTTGTTTGATAGATTGCATTATAGCCCATGCAACGTTTCTATTCTTCTTTTTATCTGTTATTCGTAGTTTCCTTCTTACCCATCTGTGCAATGATTTGTAATACGGCCATTTGCCAGGCAATCTACCGAATTCCACATCGCTAGCATAATTCACAGGGAAAGTTAATACGTATTTCGCAGTATCTATTTTGTTTATGTTGGCAGTTCTAGCTAGGTTGCCTGTGTCGTGTTTCCCGTCTTCTGTTAATTTTCTATGACATTCAAGTAAAACACTATCTGCGAATAACTTCACTTTCTTATCTATCTTTTCCATTAAAGATTCATTCAATTCAGTTGTATCAAACATTTTAATTATACCAATCTAGCGAAAGTGTGTCTGCAATTATAATGTGCATGCGGAACTCCGTCTTCCACCACGAAATCAGGGAAATCTTTCGCACTCTCTTCCCTTATGATTTTCATTAACTCATCCATATGAACCCCGTTTTTAGTCCTTTCTGCTATCCTTGAACAAGTTGTAGTAGTTCTATGGTCGTCAGGCCCTACCCAAACGTATAAATCCTCCCCTTCTGGATCTACTTTTTGGTATTGGTTAAATCTAGCGGCGGCTGACACTTTTCCCATCTCTGTTCTTGTGATGGTTTCTATTCGCCATTCTGTGTCATCTATTATCTCGTTAATGCCGTTTTCTAATTGAACTGGCGACAATCCAGGGTTTCCATACGCTTCTTTAAACAATTCTTTTATCTTTTCAACTGCTTCTTCTTCCAAATCTTTAATGGCATTGGCAACCGCATTGTCATTCTGTAAAGTTTCAATCGCTTCCCTATCCACTTGCCCGAATTCTATCCCCTCGCCAATCTCCCTTTCCATACCTTTAACATTGTATTTGTAAAAATCACTAATGAAATTCTTAACAGAACGTGTTAATTTCTTATGCATATTCCTAGCAAGTTTATTGGCAAGTTTATCAATATCAGCAATATCTTCTATCTTCATCCCCCTCGTGAATTCTGTGATTATCTCTTCAAGATTGTCTCGCAAATCACTTAACTTAGATTTAAGAACTAATTCATTGCTATATTTATTTCTGTTAAAAGAGAATTTATTTATAAAGTGTGTTTTCTTTTTTTTTAGTTTCTTCTTAGATGTTTTGCTTTTATTAGGTTTAATCGGTTTGTCTGCTGGTTTCTTGTCTTCGTCTTCATTGGGCGTGTCAGGGGTTTCTTCTATCTCATTGGCGGGTTTTATATCCACTTTTTCCCCGCCCTGAGCCACTTCATTAACGGCGTCAGTGTCTTCTACTTTCTCTTCACCGAATTTGTTATTCATACCTCCCCCGAAACCTCCGCCAAATCTGTCTGTTTCTTGTTTCTTCAATTCGCCTTTTTCAATGACAACTTCCCCGATTTTATCGTTATAAACTGCTTTCAATCCTAATTCCAATGCCAATTTCCCGTTATTCAAACTCTCTTTTTGTCTTATTAGTTTAGCCATTTCATCCTGCTCTTCGCTAGGGCGTAATTGAATAATCCATCCATCAGCACCGATATAATCACGATATTTCTCTAAAATTCTGTTATACATTTCCTGTTTAGATTCTACTGCTCTATTAGTAATTGTGTATTGCAATCCTTCGTTATTTAACCCGCCACCGCTAGAAACGTCGTTAGTGAGTAATGGGGATAATCCGTATATTAAACCGATTTGTCTTCTGAAATCTTCTCTTTGTTGCGAGAATTCCAATTCTGTTAAACCACGCATAAAATCAATCCATTCAACTGCTTTACCTGAACCTTGTCCTGTCACTGCTGGCGGGATGCCAATCACGGCTGGCAGATGCGGGTTATCCTGAGCCCTATTAACCATCTCTTCCCATGCTTCCGCCATCACTTCGGGGTTGCTCACAGAGAATGCTAATAACCCCTTAGGCGGTCTTTTCCCTTCGTATAATTCAAGCATATACATATCTTGATATTCTAATGTTTTAATCTTATGATATGCCGTTTTAATCGGGCTGTAACCACGCGGTCTGAAATAGTTTAAATGAAGAATTTCCCATTCAAAGAAATAATAATCGCCAGCGACGTCCTTTTGCACGAACCAAACGGGGTATAATTTCTCGCCTGTTTCTGGACAATGCTCTTCATCGTAATAAACTTTATCTCTCCTGCTCGGGGAACATCGTATAATTTTCCCGTCATCGTCTTTCCCATACTCGCCTAATTTATTAGTAACTGCGAACATAGTGCCTGGATACAACCTGAGCATATTAACTAATCTTTTAGATTTAATTTCTTTATTGTTATTATCATCCCTGAAATATTCAAATTGAAAATGACAATATATATGATCCACTATGTTAATGTCATCTTCTAATTGTTTCAATAAATCAATCATACTCTCGTTCTGCTGATTAACTTTTTTAAGTTTAAGAGCGATGTCTTCGTATGATAGGGAATTGTTATTATTCTGATAATCTTTTATTTTCTTGTAAATTTTCTTAAAATTGTACTTATCTTCTTCGTCAGCATCTCCCCCACCATTATCATCATCAGTATCATCACTAGCTCCATCATTTCCATTGGAACTATTATTATCATTATCAATATTAAAATTATCGGGTTTATCTTGTAACGGGCTCTCTTTATCTTCATCCGTGACGTTTTCGTCAGTTTCTTCTGCTTTCGTAACTTCTATTCCCTGCCTGAATATTTCAGTCCTAAGAGCACGATGCATTGCTGTAAGAGTGTCTGATTGTTCGGCTAATCGGTAGATGTAATTAACTTCTGTGGGGAATTTCCTATAATTATAAACTTCATACGGGCTCGATTGTAAAGAAGGGGTTCTGCTTCGTATTTTTTGTTGTTTAATTATCTTATCTAATTGATTGATGATTGTATTGGTATTCGTGAAATTATCTTTTTGATTGTTATTTCTATTATAGATGTTGTTAAGAATTTTTGTAACGGCGTCAAGGAATTTCATTCTGGCCTGGAATTTATAGTTTGTTTTCTAACTTTAATGATATTTCTAAGTTCTTGTATCTCATCGTCTAATTTAACATCCCGTTCTTTTGATTGTGTTATCTCGCTAAGAATTCTTAAAGCTACTAATTGCTTTTGTAATCTGCGTAAAGACGGGGTTATCTCTAACGGCATATTCATCTCTTTTAACTTATTCTTATTCATTTTAATAGAAGTATCAATGTTCTTTTTCTGATTCAACTTATTAGTTAATGTCAATTCAGTTTTCTCCAACCCGATAGTCAAATCTTCGTAAGTGACGTCTTGCGTGCCTACCTGCTTGGAAGTGCCCGTAACTTTCTTAACTTCATCATCGTAAGTAGGAATTGATTGCACATACTCCAAATGAGCATTATCCTTATCCCGCCATTTAATAGTTTCAGTATAAGTTTTATTTTTCATATAATAGTAGTAAATATTTAGAATTACTATTTAATATTTTTGATTAAGAACTTATTCTTTAATTAGAATGATTATTTATAAATCATATTCTTTTTTTAGAATACTTATCTTTTTTCATCTTTTATTAACGTATTTATCTACTATATAACTTAGAAATATATTAACATATACTAGATCCTTTTTGGTATTAGTTTTTTTCTGTAGCAGTTGAACGCAATCTGATAAGGTTTCGTAATCCCTTTTGGTAAGTATCTGTCTAGCATTCACTTTATAGAATAAAGGATGAGATGCTAGTTTCTGGGTGATGCTCATCATCAATTCAATCTTATCCATCTGATTGTATTTCTCTTTCAAATGGTTAAAAGCTTCCTTTGCTATTTCGTGTGCTTTTTGTTCTGTCATCTGCTCCTGTTTTTTAGTTATCTCCATAACACCTATTTTCTGCTTTTCCAATGCGTATTGCAATGTTTCAAAAGAAATTAAGTTCTTTTCGTGCAGATGAATGCCAGAAATACAATAGAACACATTCCTATTAGCGAAACTTTGAAAAACAAAACCACGTGAAAGAATGTCATTGAATAAAACCCTGACATCTGCCAGGTTTTTACATTCATTTATTTTCGCTATAATATCTTTAAGAAATTCTTTTTCTTCATTGTTATAATTGTCTTTCACGTATTGTTTCCAATCTTCTATATGTAATGAATCATCCATATTATCACCTTGTAAATTTCCCTTCTTGAATTAGAATTTCTAATTCGTTGTCAGGGACGTACCGATATTCAGGGCCATAAACAATACCCATGAAATGAAAATCCACTTCTTTCTTTGTAATCCCCGAAAGGATTATTTGTTTTGTATCTATATTAACTATACTATAAGTTCTTCTCATTTTCTTATACCTCGTTTAATTTTATTTACAATATACAAATATGTATTAATATTTCTTATTATTTTTATTATTGATAGTAATTAAAATAGATGTTTTACTTTGTCTGTTGATATTATGGTTGGTTTGAAACTTATCAGTTCGTAGTAACTTCGCATCATGAGTGCGTCGCCTATGTCAGGGCTTCTGCCTAGCATTTGTTTAATTTCGTCTTTTGTTAGGATGCTCACTTTCTGATCGTCGTCGGGGTTTTTCCATTTCATATGAAGCATATCTTTTGTCATCATATCTTTCAAATCCTGATCGATGTTGCTATAAACTGATATCTTTCCCTTATTAACTAATTCTGCGAATTTGAAAGTGCATTGCGTTTTCAAATTCTTATAGCTCTTCTTATCGTATCTTTCAAATACTGGCGTGGAATTGTTCATAAACCCCATTACTTTATGGCCCATCTCGTCTTTCAAACCGCCGCCAATCCCGTCTTCATCTATTAAGATATTACGTTGTTTAACATCTTCATCTTTTGCGATCTTTTCAATTTTCAATCTAAATTGTTTAAGCGAAAATTTAGAGAACATCCATATGAATTTGATATGTAAATCCTCCCATAAGATTATAACTGATTTATCTGCTCCGTATCTAGCGACATCTATTGTTAAGTATTTTTGTTTGAATTCTTTCGGTTCAGGGTTATTAAACATCTTCCCAATCTTATCGTAATTGATTAAGAAAGCTTCGCTATCATCATAATCCCACATCCCGTGTAGTAGTCTCTTTTGCGTGATTTGATCTCGTTGTTTCAATCTATCAATGTATCCGTCTTCAATATACACATTGTCTGTTACTAATGATTTTACAAATTTTTTATGCGGTTCTAATTTTCCTATGTTGTCAGGGTAGTAGAAATGCTCGTATAACCAATTCTTACCAGGGTTACTTCCCATAAGTAGTTTCCCTGACATTTGTGTATTTGTCTCTTTATTAAAAGGGAATTTGTATCTGATACGAGATGCTAATACATCGTAAGATTTGAAAGGAACTTCGCTAGCTTCATCAATGAAAACTCCCGTGTATTCCCTGCCACCTAAGAAATCGTAATCAGGGTCGCTTGGCCTGAACTTCATTGGAGCAGTAAATATTTCACTGCCGTTTATGAAAGTGTATTTATTATTAGAATATTTAACAAATTTTCTATATTTGAAGAGAGATATTAAATCATTGAAAGTTGTTAATGTTGAACCTAATAAATCTACTATATGTTTTCTGCCAATGAAATATCTAGTGCCTGGATATTTTTTCGCCCATGTCATTATCCATAAACAACCTAAGAATGTTTTCCCGCCACCAGCACCACCGCCGTATAGAACTTCAGATATATTATCTTCTTTCTTAGAATGTAGATACTGCCAAGTAACTCTTTGCTTGCGAGTTAATTTGATAATTTCTTTATCATTCTGATTCGACATTTTCTAATTCTTGTCTTTGTTCCCTTTCGAATGCTTCAATATCTACTTCCTTTGCTAGAATTATAATATCTTTTTCTTTTGTAGTTTCTTTTTCAGTGAAATCTTTGTATGCCAACATATCAGGTATTTTCTCTTTAATGCCGAAGTTCTCTAACATTTTCGTGTAAGATTCAAATGTATTGATTATCTCTCTGTTCAATGTCATTTTTTCACTTATATTATCTGTTTTTTTATAATGTGCATAGAAATCTTTCATTACTTTTTCAAAATAACCAGACATGGACGAATGAATATAATTAAAATCATTAAGAGTGATATGATTTTCAGTAATCTCTTTCAAATAAGCTTTAGCAGTGGGATAACTTATGCCTAATGATCGTGCAAAATCATATGGTCTTAAACCAATTCCATCCCCTGAACTAATAGTCTGCAGCATAATATAAATTATTTTTAGTTTTAATTTGTTTGAATAAGGACCAAACTTCTTATGTTTCTTTACTTCAGCTCTAACTTTCTCTGCTGTCAGTTTAGAAAAATGATGTTGTTTTTGTAAAGAAGTCTTTAACAATTTATTACTCATAATAAACTATATATTTAAAAATACAAAGTATTTATAATTATCTATTATTGAATTTATAAAGTGAAAGTATGAAAAAAGGGTTTTTGGCGGAGTTGGAAGAGTGGCTTGATTGGAATAGGGAGGAGAATAGGAAAGAGCGTAATGCGAAGTATAGGGAGTATATGAAGAGATATTATGATAAGTATTGTAAAAAGATAAATGCGAAAACTAAAGAAAAAAGAAAAAAGCAGGGAGATGAATATAGGGCATATCGCAGGGAACTCTATCAGAAGAATAAAGAGCGAATAAAAGAGCAGATGAGAAAATATTATCGTAAAAAGAAATTAGAAAAAGATGATACATAAACCGAAAGAACTGCCTAAAAAGAAACCAGTGGGAATATCTTATTGGAATTACTTTAAATTACTTATAGGGAATTATGCATATAAAAGATGGTTAGTAGAGAAAACACATACATATTCTCTGTGGAAAAAATGGTTTAAAAAAGAAGGAAAAAAGTTAAAAAGAGATTTTTATAGAGGTTATCATCATCCAGATATTTCACGAGCTAGGTTTAGATACATAATAAAATTATTTGATAGATATAAATGTCGTAAATGTGGAAGCAGGGAAAATTTAGAAGTGGATCATATTGTTGCAACCGCATTAGGTGGCAGGAATTGTCTTAAGAATTTACAATGTTTATGTAAAACATGCCATAGATTGAAAACAAATGAAGAAGATTTAGGTAAAATAAGTGAAATTAGAAAATCAGTTAAAGAAAAATACAATCATCTTAAAGAATTTCCTATATTAAGACAAATTATACAACAAAAACCTATATTCAAACATTTATCATGGATTGAAGATTATTTGGAAGGGAAAATAACTAAAACAAAACAGAAGTTATTTACGATTGATAGAACTATACAATTTAAGTATCAGTTTGTAAAAGAATGTCGCAAATATATAAGTTTGGAAAGAAACGAAGTTATCTCTCTAAAATGTTATATTGAAGAGATATTATGCAGTTCATATTTCAAAAACAAACATGCTTGTAAGCGTATTTATAAAGAATATCCTGCCATAAAAGGAGAATCATTTGTAGCTTTACTAATCCATCTAATCCGTGAAGCAACAGATAAAGAACTTTGGAAATATATGGATTATCTGGATGAGAGATTGCCACTACATAAATCTTCGTGGTCAGATGAACAGATATCACTTCATTCTATTACTACAGGAAGAAATATATGGGAATACATTTACACATTCAAACAATATTCATATGATACATATTTTAATTATTTTAAGATCATTGCTAAAATTTTAAAATCTGAAATTGATAAAAGATTTAATAAGAATTCTTAACATAAATTCCTTCTCTGCTCTTCAAAATTTAACCTGACCCTATTATTCAATTCATTTATCTTTAATTCTAATTGCTCTTTCGTCTTAGCATCTATATCTACATCCTGACTTAATTCTGTCTTGATGATGAATATATCATTCAGAGCAGTTCTGAAAAAACCACGTATCACATAATCCTTTATCACTATTAACTTATTCTTATAATACTTTTTTTCCATTTTAAAATTAAAATCTAATCCCGCATTGTTACACAGAGAAACTTGTTCAGAGCTTCTTCCCCTTTATGAACTTGGTCAGAGATTCATCCAATCGGGATTAGAATACTCATTATATCTTACTAAATATATATATTTTTCTAATAGAAAAACCCTGCCACATAAAATCACTTTGGCGGATGATCTTACACGACAGGATCATGTTGCTGGATACTAACTAATCATCTAAATTTTATATATTTTTCTAATATATACTATTATACTATTATACTATTATACTATTATACTATTATATTATTATATTATTATATTATTATATTATTATTAATTATATAATAGTTATACTTGTTTAAGTGTTATTATTAGTCTGACAAATAATTCTTTCCTTTTAAAGAATATTATACCACCTGCTCCTTTTAATATTCTTAGAATATTGAATTGATTCTCGTTATAATGATTTAAGAACGTTATTGGCACTCCTATTTTCTCTTTATAATCCTTCGGTATATCTTTGCATCTGCTCACTTCTATCACATTGTAATTATCGTATTTCATATATTCTTTTTCATTGTAGCTCTTTGTCAGCTCTAAATGTTTCTTCGGTTTATTAATATTAGAATACCACACGGTACTTGCTTGTTTTTCACAATCTTCATTGAAAAAACGCATATACCCGTGCCTGTTATAACCCCACCACACTCTATTAGCTTTAATGAAGGGAAATACTTCTGTGTAAGTGCACGCTGTTATGTTGCCAATTATCAGAAATTCTTTCTTATGATTGATTAAAGTTTTGAAAAAATGGCGAAATAAAGAAAAGGGCGGATTTGTTACCACTACATCCGCATCTTTCAATATCCCTATGCACTCTTTACTTCTATAACTTCCAGTCCCTTTTAGATTAGTATTTATAGTAGTAGTGCCATCATAAGAGAAATACGTGCCACTCCCTTTCCTATTCAAATTAAATAAATCTGTCTGACTTGGTTTATACGAAGTGGCTATCAATTTCTTCAATTTCAATTCATCAAACTTATCCAAGAAATACCTGACAAAATTACTAGCAGGAACATCACAAGGACAATACACTATCTTCCCTTTAAAACAATTAACATAATGCCTGAGCTCCTTTTCAATATCTTCATACCTAGTATAAAACTCATCATTCCTATTAACATATGAACGTCTTAGATTATCTGATAATCTTTTTTTGTTACTTATACTTCTACTGACTCTCATTTTAACCTATCATATCTTCTATTTAAAGAGTTTTAAAGATATTAGATGTGTATTCTATAAGGTTTTATTTTTGTGTCTTTAAAATCAATCTATTGATTGTTATATCATCCCTTCTTCTTTCAATGATTTCAGTAAATATTCCATCGTTCTGTTTCCTTTCGCTCTGTTACAATGACTGCATAATAACTGCAAATTAATTATATCGTCTGAACCACCCTTGCTTCTCGGAATTATATGATCCACTTCTAATATTCTATATAGATGGTTTTTTCTACATCCATTGCATATTCCTTGTTGTTTGCC